TCAGAACATTGCAATGCAAGATCAAACCCAAATGGTGAATCCTTATCACCGTATGGGCCAGATGCTCAACAACCATTACAACCCCGGCAACGTCATTGGCGGTGGATACGTTCCCGGAAGTTAATAACGGACATAAGTAAGTTTCTGCTATAATTTTGTTAATGGGACGGAAGTTCCAGGCCAGTAATGGCACGAACCTTGAAAATTGAATAAATTTTCCAGATTTTTGGTCCATTACTACCATGGATCTTTCCAGATCCTGGTATCAGCTAAACCCTTACGCTGAATTACCAACATGTTTATTGATAAGTAATGTTGTCACCTTGGCGAGCAATCGTTGAGTGAAAACCGGATGAATTCAGGGAAACCCTAACGTCAAGACGAGGGCAATCCTGAGCCAAGCCAACCAAGTTCGTGGTTGGAAGGTGCAGAGACTAGGCGGTGAATGACGCTTCATTCGTAATACGCCATTAGCGTCCGGCACCCCACTGGGGTGAAGAGATAGTCCACCCCTTCAAGAAATTGAAGATTAGGAGAACGACTTTCCCAAGCTGTTGGGTGCGGAGCTGTACCGCCCTCATCCAGCCTACATCGTCGAAATGGCCGCAGAACCTGTGGTCGTTCACGATTTTACAAAACAGCCTGGCCAAACTGTTCAACTTGACCGGTACCGTTTCTGGGGCAACCCCGGTACCAAGACCAGCCGCGAGCGTACCCAGGATCAAACCATCGGTACCGCCAGCAGCCGGGCTATTGTCAAGGACAAAGTTTTGGTCAGCCTCCGCGAGTTAATTGGTAGCTCCCTTGCCGCGTAATCGGCACTGAATAATAGGGTGAATTGCTGGAAACCTTCCAACCTTTAAGGCACTCATGCCTTATACTGGTCTAGGTAATCAGCAGCCAAGCCGTCTAGGAATAGGCGGAAGGTTCAACGACTACCATTGTCGGATGCAGCTTTTAAATGGACATTGATGACCGGAATTTTTTAATTGGGTGCACACTTGGCGACGGGTGCATAAGAAAAGATGCCCGCACAGGCTCTTGTACATTTGTACTAGGTCGTGCAGAACGTCACAAGGAGTATGCTGCTTGGCAACTAGAAAAGATTAATTCAATTCTAGGGTCAAAAGCTACACTAAGAAGTTTTATGGACAAGGGCAAATATCCTGCCGTACGCTTCGGTGCTTCCAATAAAAAAATACTTTCTTCTATTTATTCGCTTTTATACCCAAATAATGTAAAGACCTTTACCCCTGAAGTTCTTTGTTTGCTTGGGTTACGCGAATTGGCACTATTTTGGATGGACGACGGCTCCTTAGAAGTAAGAAAACGTCAAAAACCTCGTAGTGTAAAAATTGAAAGAACCGGTTGGCTAGCTGTTTGTACTGATGAATACCAAGCTAACATTGTTGGCGACTGGATTCACCACTTGACAACAGCTAGATACACCAAAGTTCGACATAAAAGCGGAAGATACTATTTGCGCTGGCATTCGGCTCAATTCCGTTTGTTAGTAAATGCAATCCAACCTTACATTCTTCCGTGTGTTGCATATAAAACCGACCTCAACCGTACATGCTCTGTTAAAGAGTGGTTGAGCGAGTCCCAACATCAAACACTGATAGTGGACGATAAGATGGCACGAGCGCCCTACACCCAATTGGTTTTACCCAAGGGTGATGATATAGTCTGAACTTGTGGGATGGAAAACCACAAGAACTGAAAGATAAAGAACTTTCAGGATAACAAATTGATACCGGTCCTGCCGATCCGAACAACGCCAACGCTCCGAGCACCTTCAAGATCGCTCGTGAGACTCTGATGACAGCTCAGCGCCTGCTGCTGGACACCGGGAACCTTAACATGTTCCACCAGTCCATCGGTTCGCTGACCCTGCTTGACGACTATCGTCGCTGGCGTGACCGGGTGTTCCTGGACGAAATGGCCAAATCGGAAACCCGTGGTCAGTCCGGCGATACCCAAGGTGGTTACTACTACCCCAACGGTCACTCCCGCACCTCCGGCACCGTTTCTACTTACACCGCCACCGAATTTGCTTCGGAGCGTTATAAGTTCAACGTTAAGACCGACCTTCTGGAAGTGGTTCGTCAGCTGCGCAAGCGCAACGTTCCTGTGTTCCAAGACGGTTACTACCGTTGTATCGCTGACCCCACGTTCATGCGCGACCTTCGTGCTGACCAGGGCTTCCGCGAAGTTGCGCGTTATCCCGGCATGGGCCAAGGCAACCCTCTGATGGGTGCTGGCGGTCCTAACCAAGCAATCTATGGTGGCGGTCAGTACGGCCAAGCCATGTTCGTTGCTGGTGAGCCCGTGATGCCTACAGGTTTTGTGTTTGAAGGCGTTCGTTTCTTCGAGTCCACTAACTTTGCTAACAAGACTGCAACTGTTGACCTTGGCGGTGGTGCTGGTTCTTTAACCTACAACACTCCTCCTGGTCTGTTCTTCGGTCCTCAAGCAGTGGGCGTCGGTATTGGCGGTCCCAATGCTCAGGTTCTCATTAACAACAACGACGACTTCAGCCGCTTTATCATCCTGATTTGGCAACTGTACGCCGGTTTTGCTAACCTGAACAAAGACTTCATTACCTCTGCTTTCACCATCGCTCCCTGAGGTAACTAACAATGGCAACTTATAAAACTGGTGCTGGCCAGATCCTCCAGCCTGGTAATCAGATCAATCGCCTTTCCTCCTTCAACTCTGAAGGTGTGCACGGCTGGCCTGGCTTTGCTGCTTACGAACTGATCGCTTATGTGCCGGTCAGCAACGCAAGTGGCGCCGCCGCTAGCTTTAAGAGCCTGGATCTGATCATCCCTTCTCCTGACCGCCGCACCGACGACCGCGTTCGTGACAACATCACGACCTTGGTTGTTCCTGGTTCCAGTGCAATTCCTTCTTATGTTTACGGCGCTTCTATCGCTGTTGCTAGGGATCTTCCCGCTGGCACCACTGCTGATCCAGCTCCCGGCTTCCCCGCCGACCCTGTGACCGCTGATCTGAAGTTCACTAACGCTTCGGATATTCTGATGTTTGGCCCCACCTCCAGCGGCAACCCCGTTGGCGTGACTGCCTCTCCTCAGCTCAACGGTATCGCAGCTGCTAGCGCATGGCTGACTGCTTCTAGCAACACAATCGCTCAGGGTTCTGGCGCCACCACTGGCGGCGGCACCACTGGCGGCTTTGTTCCTTTCCTCAGCTCCGTGGCAGCTGCTACCACTGATACCAGTGCAGCCAAGCTGACCACCTTTGATAACCAGATGGTGTACAAACTCACCGCGAACACCACGTTCCGTGTGACCACCGTGACTGCTGTCACCTCTACCACCGCAACCGGTGGTGGTGTGTACATCTCTGACGCTGATATTGCCGCTGGCAGGAAGGCTTACATCCTTGCCCGCGTCAACTACATTCAGGCCTCTCCCGCTGTGTCTTGGGACGACATCCAAGGCTTCATCGACTTCGCTTCCCAAGTGGGCGGCGACGACACCTGATCCATTTCTGGATTCAACAATTAAGCGGGTCCCAGTGGCCCGCTTTTTTATTGCCCTAGCGCTTTTGGGTGAACCTTGGTATTGTACTGGTAGTCACTATCTTTTACGAATGCTGTACCGGTACAAGCCAACAGGAGCACTCCTTGAAGTCGTCACCATGCACGGGGAAGGAATCTTCATGTGTGTGGACTCACAAGACGAAGTCCTTTATGTTGAAGAGGACGACCTTGTCCCTCAACTGGACGCCACAACTGAAAAGCTGCAAGCGGAAGAACGTTTAACAGGACAGCTAAAACAGGAAGGCGTTAACCCAGCAAGACCAACTAATAAAGAAACTTTTCCTGTCGATACCAGGCTAAACATCAACACCGCCAGTGCTCGGCAGATTGCAGACACCCTACCTGGTGTCGGATTGAAAACAGCACGCGACATTAAAGATTTACAAACTTCAATGTCTGGAGAAAAGTTTGCACGTCTTGATCAACTTAAAACAATCAAACGCGTTGACTGGGATGAGATCATCACTGAGAATCTTATCCGTGTAGAATGATTGGGTACGCTACATATTGTGTACGTCAATTATTCACTGTTGTTAAGTAATGCAACTTGACACTTTCCTCCAGTCGAAAGTCCGCTGGCACCTGGGATACAACAACACATCTGTCCCTGCTGGCGACCAAGCTCGATTGGAGGAAGCTGTGAATAATGTTCCAGATTCGTTCTGGTATAGCAAGATTGCCGAACAGGTTTCTCGGTGCGACGAAGCTGAAAAGCGCACCGATATGACGGGTAGTGTAAATAATTTTGTAACGCCGAAGAATCGTCTTGAAAACATTGCGGGTGATGTTTCGCGTACGATTTCAACTTCGGACTTTAAAGAAACCCTCAAAACCTGGACGCAAATCTATATATACGAGACGGATCGATTAGCTTCCCATCTCTATGTTCCTAATTACAGAAATCCTGAACAAGCGCGGTACCGATTTAATCGGGAAGGTGCTGAGTTCATCCAAGCCTTACCTGGTCCAGCTGACGTTGCTGTTGGCACTCGTCTTATGTTCGAAAACAGTTTCCGCTAAGCCTAGACTCATGGCATTAACTTCTGCTCAACTCCTACAACTTGCACAAGGTGCAGGCTTTAGCGGTAATGATGCGCAAACAATGGCCGCCATTATCAAGGCTGAGTCCAGTGGCAACCCATACGCGCACAACACAAATAGGGCCACTGGAGACAACTCTTATGGGCTGTCTCAGATCAACATGATCGACAGCCTTGGCCCTGCCCGGCGCAAACAGTTTGGATTGAAAAGCAACGAACAGCTTCTTGATCCACAAACAAACCTTCGGGCTGCCAAGCAGGTAAAAGATTCTTCAGGTTTTGGTGCCTGGACCACCTTCAAGTCCGGTAAATATAAACAGTTTTTACCAGAACTTCAAAAAACTGCTGCAGGACTACCTAGCAATCCACCCACAACGCAACCTTCACAGCAAACAACGCAACAAACAGCACAACAAACACCTGGCGCCAATACGTACAACTTTTACTTAAGCGGGGACAATCAAGATACTAAAGATTTCTTGACATCTTATCTTCCCAAGGTAACCGGACAGGTAGCAAAACCTGAGTCCATGTTTGACCCGCTTTCGTTGTTGACTGCAGCTTTCAATAGCGGCAGTAATTACGGAGGAGTGTAATGGCGGGGCTTATTGATGCTGGATATGTTGCGCGTCCTGAAGAAGACGTTTTTGCCACCACTGGCGCACATCTTGATGTACGTGTTCTTAAAGATGGAAAGTATATCAATCCAGAAACAATACGTTCTTTGCTGACTCGCTTAAAAGTTGGTAAGGAACGCAAGCCCCTTTGGCAGCAGCAAGGTACCACCTGGAAACCGGCTGCTGCCATTACGTCAGGATTTGGCCCCAGGACTGCTCCAACACCTGGAGCCTCTACCTATCATCCAGCACATGATTACGGACTAAGCGCAGGAACCCCACTCGCTTGGGAAGGCCCTGGCACATTTACTCCCGGTAAAGGCTACGGGACAATTAAAACAACAGACCCTCAAGGAAATCCTTACGAGATTAAACTCCTTCACACAAAAGGTGGCAAACCTTCTGAAGTAGCTTCTGCGGCTCAAGTAACAGCACCTACAGCTGCAGCCACTGGAAATATTTACAATTTTTACTTACAAGGTAAAAAACAAAATCCAGATACGACTGATTTTTTAAGTGATTACGCATCAAAATTAATGGGTGATTCTGGTGCGCAAGACAAACCCCTCTTTAATCCATTGTCGATGCTGGCATCAGCTTTCAATTCCAGTGGCACCTTAATGACATGAGGTTTGCTCAAGTCCCTGGCTACGAACCAAGCTTTCCGGTTACCTACGGAAACTTATATGGCGATGGCAGCATGACAACTGCTGGATTCAGCGACCCGTTTAACATGAAACGTGACGTGCAAACTACGCACTGTCCCTATGTTGTGGCCTATAACGGAATTGAAAAACCGCAATTTCAATTAAACAATCCTGCTTACATGAAGGAGGTTTCGCGTTCTCATTCAGATCCCCTTCCACCTGTTGACCTGGCGCGTAACTCTCAACAAAATAACCTCAATGGGGTTTACCGCTAATGAGAACACTTGGTAGTTTTAATCGGCG